TCCTTCTTGGACTGGGCCTCTCGACCGACAGCCTCCAGGGTGCATCGACCTGCCGCTTGGTCTTCCACAGTCCAGAGAGGTACTGGCGACAGCACAGGTTCGATGACACACTGCACCGCAATGTTGTCAACCATCATGAACATGTCCTGGAGCTTCGCCGGGTCGTCCATGATCTGCTTCTGCAGGTCAGCGAACGCGGCTTCTGGGATGGGGGCTTTGTCGCCCTGGGCGCCTTTCTCTTGGGCGTCTTCCAGCAGCGGCATGATGTGAGCGAGCAGGGAGTTGGGGATGGAGCCCCCGCTCAGGAAGGCTTGAGGGCCGGGCCGTCTTACCAGGCAGGTGTTACCTGAGGGAACTTCCAGCTCATGTCCTTCTTCTTTCTTCTTCCAATCCTTGGCAGATGTTGCCATGACCGTGACCTCCTGGGGTTCCTAATGGTCGTGTGTTTGAGCACCCCCCTCAGCGAGCTACCGCACGAGCGAGGGCTGCGATGCGAGTCGAGTTGGTGCATGACACCCATTGAGGGGTCATACCACTCGCTCACTCGCTCACCTCACTGTGCTGCGATCGAGAGAAGGGTGGAAGAGAATCAGCGAGTACCTAAAGTCTCGCTGACGTTGATCTCAACGGGATATTCTTCGCATCCCGTCAGGATCAGGTGATGGCGACTGCCGTCTCGTTGACGATGAAGTCGTAGAGGTTGTCGGAAGCATCGCCGATGCCTTGACCCGATGCGCTGTCGAGCATGAACTGCCCATCCGAGAGCTCGCCCTCGAGCGAGTCGGACGCACGCAGCTTGTACAACAGCACGTGGAAGTCGCCGCCGCTGTCCGAGATGGCCTGACCCTCTGCCTGGAAGTACGGGCGAGCGTCGGTGGTCTTCTTGTTCAGCGTCAGCTTCTCGTTAGGGGTCACGCCGGTGAGGGTCGAGGTTCCACCGGACATGATCTTGTGGGCGAGGATGGAGATGCCCCCACTCTCGAGCTCCCACTCGACCTTCGGACCCTTGCCCCGGATGGAAACGACCTTGTCGTCACCGCGGAGCTCCTCGAAGTCCTCAGCCTCAGAGAAGCTCAGGGTTCGAGAGACCGGAAGGTCAACCGAGGATCCCACCGTCCCGTTCGCTGCGATCGGCCGAAGCTTCACATCGCGGCAACCGTACGGCAAGGATGGGTTGGGTACTGCCATAGGCAGGCCTTTCTACTGGATGATGGGTGTGTCCTTGTACCGGCGGGTGTGGACCTCACCGGTCGCAAGGTCGAAGCGGTGTAGGATAACTACTCCGTCCTTTTTACCGCAGAACCGGGACTTGCAGCGAAACTCGACGACGCCCTGAGGCTTGGGCTCTCCAGGCTCCTCGACGACGATGCCGTGCAAGATGTTACCTTCACACCTCAACTGCATGTCGTCTTCCTCCGTTTTGTCCCTAAGGCGCTGGATTCACTTCGCCGATGAATCACGCCACCAAAGGGGTTCCCGTCGATTCAGGCCTTCCCTAGGCCCTCCTCAGGAGTGAGGCTCGAGCTGATCGCCCTCGACGCCCGACGCGTCGGTCTCCGCCTGCTTGGCGACGATGGCTTCGGCGAGCTCGTCCTTGTTCATCTTGGACGTGCCGGTGATGCCCAGGAGCTTCGCCTCTTCGGCCAGCTCCTCCTTGGACTTCTCCTCCACCAGCTCCTCGACGATCTCCTCGTCGGAGGGCTCGAGCCGGAGCACCGCTCGGATGTTGCTGTTCATCAGCACCTCGGCGAGGTCATCTTCGACCTCGATGACGGGCTGGTCGACGGTCCATGCAAGACCAGGGTGATCTTCCACACCAATGGCGAGCATGTCGTCTTCGCTGAGGATCCGGTTGTCGGACCCCCCGATGTGCCTGATCTTCTGCATGTGTTCAGTTCCTTTCCCGGTGGGTCCCGGTGAGCTGGAAGCGGATGTACCTGTTGATGGTGCCCATGGCGTCGTCCTTCAGATCAACGCCAGTCTCGACCCAGCGAGCTTCGATGAAGTCGCCTTGAGACGGGATCGCCTCAACTGCGAGCTGGGCAAGTCGCAGCATGTCGTCGATGGTTTCGTAGTCGCCTGGATCATCGTTCGCCCAGACCTGGGCGTACTCACGACGACCGGCGCCTCCGATTACTGGGAAATGAGTGTGCATGCGGTAGGTCATGAATGGCCGCTCAGGCACCCCAGGCCAGAGCTCGGAACCAATGGCGGAAGCCTCGAGAATGCGCCTGTCCACGATTGCACCCAGGTCGGTGCTGTTTCGCAGAGCCTTGTACAACAGCTTCCTCATGTCGGCATCCTGTCGAAGCAAGTTCCCAGTGTGGCCATCACAACCGGTCCGTAGTGCTCAATGGTGGGTTGGATGATGGCGTATCGCCCATTCCACCTAACCTCTAGCCAGATTCCGTAGTCCACCGTATGGTACAGCACGATGGAGTTCTTGAACGGGCCCCCATCCTCGACCTCAGCGGTGAGACCTTCTCTTGCGTCCCCGCTTTGGTCTTCCCACGGCGCGTTTGAACGTGCGTATTCCTCGACCTGCGCTGCGAGCTCTTCGAGAACCTCTTCGATTGCCGCGTCCATGACGACGGGCAATGCGAGCATCCTTGGCGTCAGCGAGTCGAAGTACCAATAGATCTTCCCCTTCACGAGGTCTTGGGCTCGGTAGAGGTGTACCGAAGCCGGCACTCCTTCCGGTAGCCGGTGACAGGAGAAACATGGTGAACCAAGAACCATCCACCATTCTCACCTGGGAAGTAGTCGTTTTTCTCCACGTCTGCGTCAGGCATGCCAATGAGCTGCTCAGTGACATCCTGGACGCTGCCCTCATCAGGTGTGGTACGTGACCGATCCCACACCAAACCAGACATGGGCACGATTCTGAAGTCCTGGCGAGGGAGGAGCTTGGGAGTCTTCTTACGAATACCTCCCGATTCGGTCTGAGTGACCTGGGGCCGACGGAGCTGAATGCTCACAACGTTGGCCTTGATGAAAGCCTCAGTATTGCGGAGACCCACCAGTCGTTCTGCATTGTTGGTAATAGTCATGTGCGGACGATCTTGTGTTGACGGGTGCGAGCCCCACCCCCACCGGCATCAGTGCCGCCAAATACCTCGGCCATGGCCAGGGCATTCTTGTGGAGATCGCTCATGGCACGCTTGGACGTGCCCTCAGCGGTGTCCACCAGCGAGGCGAACTTGGCCGCCTTGATACGCCAGCCCTCTGCCACCGCCGCGTCCGTTGACTCGTTGTCGAAGATGAGCCCCTCAATCTGTTCTTCGGTGAACAGGGTATCCGTATCCACCCCATTGAGAGGTACCTCCTCTCCCAAGAGCTGGCGAACGCGGTCGGTGACAGCTGACATGGTGCTACTCCTCGTCTTCCTGGTCGTCCATCTCGAGGGTGGCGACGAGGTCGTCCTTCTTGCCGTCCAGCGACAGCTTGTCCTCGTCCTCCCGTCCCTCGTTGCGACGGATGATCTCGGAGCGGAGGTCATCGTTCTTGTACTCGTCGTACGGGGGCTCGAGGCCCTCGTCGTCGGAGTCCTCGACGCCCTGCTCGTCCCTCATGCGCTGGAGACGAGCCTCGAGCTCCTCGATGCTCTCGCCGGCCGTGTTGGCATCGCCGGTGTTGGCGATCTCCTCGATTGGCCGGTCGCCGCTCTGGTCGGTGTTGACGCCGCGGTTGGCGAGCTCCGCCGCCGCAGCCTGGTCGTCACGAGCGGACAGGTAGAGGAGGTCGTCCTCGTCCAGGTCGCCGTAACCCTTGCTGGTGTCGATGTCCTTCGACATGGTTTCCTTTCTTGGTTGGCTAGGGCCTGATCCGATAGACACCGACCGTGAGGCTGGTGACTCCGGAATAGGCGACTTGGACTCGTCCGTTCGGGTCGTTGAACCGGAACGGGGGGAACGGACCGATGGTCCGCCTTCCCGCTGCCGGCACGGAGACCGTCACGTCAGGGTTGAAGGCAACAGCGTTGCCAGGGTTGGGCGACTGCGGGTCGTCGAAGGTGACCGTGATCGCACCACCCGAGGCGTTGTTGACAACGAAGAGGCAGAGCCCGTTGTTGTCGAACGAGTCTCCACCTCCAGCCGCTGCCACCAACGCATCGGTGACTCCGGCAAGGCTCATGTCTTGCACGGTCAGAACAGCCATAGCGCTCCTTTCCAGGCGCTAAGGTGAGGACCCTGGGCTAGGTGATCGGCACCCAGGGCCCTCACGATGCGGTGGATCAGGCGTAGGCCGCTGGGACGGTGTAGGCGCCGGCAGCGGTGATCTGCATGACGTAGCCGGCCCCTCGGTGTCGAACGCCCGTGCCGAACCCGAACCGGTAGAACGAGTCCGTCAGCGGGTAGTCGTTGTCCCGGCCCTTGACGAGCTGCAGTCCTCGGAGGCCTGGGTTCGCATGGGCACGGATGCCCACCAGGTTGCCGATGTTCTGCTCACCACCCGTCGCATAGGCCAGCACGTAGCCGGCGGGGACGTAGTCATCCTCGACCACCAGGAAGGGCCCGTAGGTCCCGATCTGGTTCCGCACCTTGCCGGTGGGGGCACCTTGCACCTGCACACCGGCAGGAGTGAGGACACCGCCACCGAAGCCGGTGGGGTCGGGGATGAACGTCCAGCGGGACGAGGCCACACCGACCGTGAACGTCCGGACCGTGTTGGCCTCCTGCCGGTTCAGCATCAGCACCAGCTGGTAGCCCAGCGTGTTGCGGTAGCCGTGGCTGTAGAGGTCATCCTCGATCTGGTTCAGATCGCCGGGGTCGATGGTGGCAGCGCCGCTCGTCACGTAGTGCGTGTGGGTGGACAGGAACGTGGTGTTCCTGTACTTCGGCGGCACCGTGCCATCGTTGTTGTAGAGCGCGTACACGTTGTACGCGTCCCCGTTGATCGTGGCCGTGGTGTTGGCAGAGTTGAAGATCTGCCGCATGACCCTGGTGAAGTAGAGGCGGTTGCCTGCCTCCAGCACCGAAGCGTGCAGGGAGTCGATCTGCGCACGGTCAGCCTCAGCGAGGAACATCCAGGTGTAGCGCACCCCGATGTCCCACCACTTGAAGCTGTACCCAAGCGAGAACGGCACCCCGAGGCGCACGCCCTTCGGCTCACCGAACTCCGTCGCCTCTTCGAAGTCCTCGAACGTCGAGGGCTGCATGACCGACTCCGTGGGGTTGGCCACGTCGAAGGTGAGGCTGTTGAGCAGGGCATCCCGCTCGGAGTTCCACATCTGGAGGGTTCGCTGGTACTCCCTCCAGAGCTGGTTGAGGTTGGTGCCGTCGACGAGCTCGACGAGGACATCCTCGAGCTGGTTGTAGCCCCGCTCCCAGCCCTTGAAGCCGTTGGCTTCGAGGATCTCGAGGAACATCTGCTCCTCGGGGCTGATCTGGGTAAGGGCCTCGTCGATCGACTTGGTCTTGAGCGTCAGGATGCCGGTCATCGCGTCACCCCCACAACGAGGCGGGTGGCCTCGACGGTGAAGCCGACGACGATCTGCGTACCGGACGCAGCGGCCGAGGTGATGGCCCCCGTGGTCGTGTTCGCCGTGTACTGCGTTCCCGCAACACCAGCGAACTCCACGAGCTCCCCGTCCTTCATGCAGTCGATCGGCTGCCCGGCCTTGAGAACGTCGGGCTTGCAGACGACTGCCTTGATGCCGGTGATGCCGGCACCTGGGACGACCCGGCCGTTGACGTCGAGCCCCACACCGATCGGGACGGCAGAACCGGCCCAGTCGGCAGCGAGAGGCGCTCGGAAGCCGTCACCGACCCCTTCGTACTTGTCGATACGTGCCATGCACGTGTTTCCTTTCTTGGGTGGTTGGAGTCCTAACGACGAAGCGCTGCGTACTTCTGCTTGAGCTTGTCGTCGGACATGGTTCCCTTCTTCTTCGAATTGCCCCCGATCTTGGAACCCGACTTGGTCGTGGACCTGGTGGTCTTGAGCAGGTGCGGGCTGGACTTCTTGAGAGCCTTCACGGCTTCCTCGACGGTCTCGAGGTCGACGTCGATCTCCGACGGATCGTCCTCGTCTTGGTCCACGTCGATCTCGGACCGGTCGATCAGCGCCAGGAGCTCCTTGGAACTCTTGAAGCTGTCACCGAACGAAAGGATCGCCGTGTCGACTGCACTCGTCCTCAGCTTGCCGGCCAGGGTCTTGACCCGGTCGTCTTCAGCTGCCTTCAGGGCGGACTGAGACTCCTCCTCGTCCTCCTCACCCTCCTTGGCCTTCGCCTTCTTCTTGGGTGGGGTCTTCTTGGTGGGAGGCTTCAGCTTCCGAAGCTCACGCTCGGCCTTCTTGCGAGCCAGCCGCTCCTTGCGGAGAGCTGACTTCAGACCGGCCGTGGACTTCTTGGTCTTGGCCTCATCGTCTTCGTCCTCGGACTCCTCGTCCTCGTTCTCGTCATCCTCCGACTCGTCCTCGTTCTCCTCGGAGTCATCATCGTTGGAGTCCTCTTCCTCCGAGTCATCCTCGTCGTCGGTCTATTCGTCCACCTCATCGGGGTC